AATAAATATTTCAAAGCCATTCTTCGGAGTGGCTTTTATAATATTTATTTGAGGGGCTAACATGAAAGTACAACTACAAAATAAAGCAGCTAATTGTCGTGCATACGGTTTGGAATTTGATTGCGAAGGTATTGCAGAAGCGAAGCCTGAACTCGTTCAATCATTAATCGACACTGGCGCATTAATAGAAGTTAAACCCGTTAAAAAAGCTAGAAAATAAGTGAGCTTAATTATTGAGGATGGTTCGCAAGTAGTAAACGCAAATAGTTTTGTTACTGATGCGGAATATGCAGCGTACGCCACATTGAAAGGTTTTACCGTTGGCGCTACTGCTGAATTGCGAGAGATAGAATTATTACGTTCTGTGGATTACATAGAAGGTCTTGAGCAATCAATGCAAGGTACTCGAGCGAGTTCAACACAAGGTCTTTCGTTTCCACGTTATAATATTTCATTATACGGTTATTTGTTGGCGTCTGATAAAATACCTAAAGAGTTAAAAGACGCGCAATGTGAGGCGGCTATCTATGCCCATACTGGTGACTTATTAATTAGCGGCGAAGAATCGAACGTTTCAAGTTTTAGTGTTGATGGTGCAATATCTGAGTCATATTTCAAAGGCGGCTCAAGTACGCGTGTTAGATTGGATAGGGTCAGAGCTAAGATAACACCACTTCTTAATGATTCAACTAAATTAGTCAGAACATGAGTTCCTCAGACATACAATCCAAGGTAAAGAAGCTACTAGCCAAGGCGGTTGTAAAAACTGGATCGACTTCTGTAGATAAAGTTTACCTTGTTGTAATGAGTGGGGGAAATAGTGATCCTATTAATCCCATAGCTCCTGTTGAAACTGATGTTGAATTGGTGAATGCTATATTTACCAATTACGATATTAATTTATTAGGTGCGAATATTCAAGCTGGTGATAGGTCATTAACCACAGACAACACACAACCAATAGAAGTTGGGGCAACTATCAAACAAGGTGGCGTTAAATATATCGCTATCACCGTTAATACAATAGCGCCAACATCTAATGTTTTACTATACAAGACACAATTAAGGGTCAAATAATGGCGCTTATAGGTTTGGGCAATGTAAAACGCGCTTTAAATAACATCCCTGTTCAAGCGAACAAAGATGTAAAAGATATTTATATTGTTGGATTAAAAGAGATTATAAAAGAAACTCCAGTTGATAATGGTCGAGCTATTAATAACTGGTTCTTGTCTGTTGGGGCGCCAAGTAGTGAAATCACAACAAGCACTAACGGTGTAGGTAGTTTTGCTGAGTTAGGAAAATTACCACCTAGCGTTATTGGCAGGAAAATATATTTTACTAACAACTTACCGTATATTAATATGCTAGAATATGGCGGATATAGTCAACCCGGTACAGATAAAACGTCAGGTGGTTATAGTATAAAAGCTGCTAAAGGTTGGGTTAGAAAAGCGGTAGGTAGAATGGCGAACAAGGTGAGTAAAATATGAGTTATTTAAAAACAAAAAAAGCCTTATTAACTCAACTGTTAACTGTTGTTAATGTTGGCGATTTGGCGTTAGAAAATAAAAAGTTCGATCCATCAAATAAAGATATATGGTATGCAGCATACTTTCTGCCGGCATCAACTGGCGCGTTAGGTAAAACAAGCACTTCTAGCGATGAGCAGCGTGGTATTTTTCAAGTTAGTGTTTTTATAAACATAAACAGATTTGATTATGATGATTCACAATTATCAGCAATTGATGCCATATTATCAACATTCACATATAACACGAATTTAATGTATAATGGGCAAACGGTAGACATTCTCACTTCAGAAGTAAATAGCGGTTCTGAGTCTGAGGCATGGTATCAACGAGACATTTCAATTAATTATTTAACATTTAGCACAAGGTAGGAAATTATGTCAGGCGAATTAAACGGTACAGCGATTGTATTAAATAACACAACTGGCGCCATTGTGGGTCAGGGTGATTTTACTCACACTTTTGGGGGCGCTCCAATTGAGATTGGCAACAAGTCATACGGTGACAATGTTACTTATTTAGACGGTGAGCTTGCAACAAAACAACACGTTTTCTCTGGTGAGATTACTTATAACGATGATACACAATTCCGCAAAGTCCGTGCAGATGCGTTTGCAGGTACTCAAGACACTTACACGTTGACTTATACCGGCTCCGGTAGTGTCACTGATGAATCATTTAGCGGTTTATTTGTACCGACAGGTTTGAGCGATACATTACCGCGAGGCGCTAAAGTAGCTACAACAATCAGCTTTAACTCAAGTGGTGTTGTTACTATCGTTGCTGCCGCTGACGCGTAATGATTAAGTTATGCTATAAAGAATATGATTGGAAAATATCCAATGGTGCTTGTCGGTCTTTTAAAGAAAAGACTGGCAAGGATTTAAAAGGTTTTTTTGCTTCTTATATTGTTGCTCAAATAAATTTGCCGGAGGATGTAAGTTTATTCGAGCGGACAGAAATATTTAGAGAAGTGCAAACGCGCGAAGATGCGTGCCAAGCCTTATATTGTATTATTTCGGCAGCGCAAGACGGTGTATCATTGACTGAAATAGAAGACGCGACTTACCGCGTTAGTTGGATGCTAAGCGAAAGACCAGATGATTTGTCTGAGCCGTGGCCTTTGGAAATGTTGAATACAGCATTTGCTATTAATGATTATCTTAGCTCTAACATACCTAAAAAAAAAGCGGATATATCGGAAGAATAACTTTCGATCCAATTTCAGATTATGATTATTGGAACGCGTTTGTGGTATGTGTCAATGAATTAAAAATAGCCCCATCCGAAGCTTGGAAGCTTGACGTTATCGAAGTGACAAAACTATTGAACCAACAAAGCAAAGCCGATGATTTAAGTGTGATGCTTAATTTTGAAAGAATACAAAACGGGGCATCAAAACAATGGCTACTGAATCATTAATAGTTAAACTGGACGCTAGAACAGAAAAACTGGAAGCAAAATTAAAAAGAACTGATGCGAAGTTAAATCAGTTATCTACAACAACCACCAAAGTTAGTAAGTCATTTGGTCAGTTATCCAATACTGCCAAAAATGTTGCATTATCTGTTGTTGGCGCTACCGCCGCTTTTGTTGCGTACGCAAAAATTCAAGCACAAACTATAAGAGAAACCGAATCATTAGCTAAAGCGGCCGGCGAAAGTGTGGCTAGCTTTAAGTCAATGGCGTTCGCTTTAGGTACTGTGGGCTTTAATGCTGAAAAACTTGGTGATATAACTAAAGATACGCGAGAAAAAATAGGTGATTTTCTAAATACTGGCGGAGGTAGTTTTCAAGATTTCGCTAATGCTATGCGACTTACTAAAGCAGAAGCTAGAGCAGCCGCAGACGAATTCAAACGCATGTCAGGTGTTGAAATATTACAAGAAATGACAACACGCATGGAAAAAGCCGGTGTTTCAAGTGTTCAAATGTCGCACGCGCTCGAAGGTATGGCTTCCGATACTACTCGATTAATCCCATTATTAACTGATGGCGGTAAAGCAGTTAATAATTTACGCAACCAGTTTGATAAATTAAATGTTGAATTATCAGAAGAAGAAAAAGAACAATTCAAGCAATTGTCAAATGATGTTGACTTAGCTCAAACTGCTTTTGTAAATTGGATTAATAACGGTATTGCTCCATTTTTACCGCTTATCGGTGAAGCTGCTATAGCGCTAGCTGAGTTTTTTGCTATTAGTCAATCTCAATCTGATTTAAAAGACATTATGAACAACAACGAGTTGATCAAAAATGTAACAACGCTAGAAAGTATAGCGCAATTAGAAAAAGCACTCATTCAAACACGCGCAGAAGCATCCACGGGTGGCGGCGAATACGGTGACGAGATAGCAGAAGGCTACAAAGAAGGCGAAGAACATTATACTAGATTGTTAGACATAGAGAATTTAATACACGAACAAAAAAAGAAAATTGAAGATGCCAATGCCGCGAAAACAAAAACACCAGATATTCAAACAGGTGATTTAGCACTAAATAGCACCGGCACTGGTACTGTAGATGAACTACAGGAAATTGAAAACAGATTCAAAGATGAGGAACAATTACTAGCTGATAAACTTGCGCGCGAACTTAAAATGGTAGGCGAAAACAAATCTTTGCGCTATGATTTAGAAACGCAATACTGGGCAGATGTTGCTGAGTTGGAAATTTTATCAGAAGAAGAAAGAGCAGCGCGAGAGGCAGAGTCATTAGAAAAAACAGCAGAATTAAAAAAATCTACTGTTGAACATGAAGACGCGATGAATAAGTCAGTTGCCAATAACGCAATCGGGTTAGCTAGGGCGGTATTTGGTAATAGTAAAGCTGTAGCTGTAGCGAGTATCGCTTCTCAAAAAGCTTCGGCGTTAAGTGCCAACGCAGTTGCTACAGCAGCAGGAGCTACT